TGGAAAGACGGAAAGCAGGACACCGAGGTGGTGTGGACCCCGGAGAAGAATGGTAGGTTCTGGGTGTCGTGGGTTCCTCCTGTAAACCTCCGTAACAACGTGTTAAAGCGTGGTGATAAGTTTTTTCCAATGAACGAGCAAATTGGTGCGTTTGGGTGTGACCCATATGACATATCTGGTGCAATATCTGGTGGATCAAATGGCGCATTGCATGGCCTTACAAAGATGAGTATGGACCCGAAGATACCTTCTAACACATTCTTTCTTGAGTATGTTTCAAGACCTCAGACGGCAGAGATATTCTTCGAGGACGTTTTGATGGCGTGTTTCTTCTATGGAATGCCATTGCTTGCAGAAAACAACAAGCCAAGGCTATTGTACCACTTCAAGAATAGAGGTTACAGGGCATTTGCAATGGATCGGCCGGACAAGCAAAAAGAAAAGTTGTCAAAAACAGAGAAGGAGATAGGCGGAATACCGTCTTCTTCAGAGGACATTAAGCAGGCGCACGCGTCAATGATCGAGACGTACATAGAGAAGTATGTCGGCATTGATTCTGATGGACACTACAGAGACTCAGATGAAATGGGTAATATGTTCTTTAACAGGACGTTAGAAGACTGGGCAAGGTTTGATATAACCGACAGGACTAAGTATGACGCGTCTATTAGTTCGGGCCTTGCATTGATGGCTTGTTACAAGCACACGTTTTTACCCGAGATAAAAAAGTCCAAAATTAGCATTAACTTTGCTAAATATAGCAATAATGGTCTACAAAGTGAGATCGTTAAGCGTCAGTAAAAAATGGATCAAGCAAAGGTACTCATCAATAACGTAACATTTCCCAATCAGTTAGCTACTGATGAAGAGAAGGCATCATTAGATTATGGACTAAAAGTCGGCAGTGCTATTCAGTGGGAGTGGTTCCGTAGAAACTCTGGATCTTGTAGGTTCTATGACCAGTGGTCTGAGTTTCACCGTTTACGTCTTTATGCTCGTGGTGAGCAGCCAGTAGAGAAGTACAAGCGTGAGATGGCTTATGACGGTGACTTGTCTTATTTGAACTTGTCTTGGACTCCAGTGCCTATCATTAACAAGTTTGTTGACATCGTTGTTAATGGAATGGCTGACCGTCTTTACTCTATAAAAGCGCAAGCTCAAGACGCTATGGCAGCAGAGAAGAGGAACATGTTTCAAGACATGTTGGAAGCTGACATGGTTGCTAAGGACTTCTTGCTACAAACCAAAGAAGACTTTGGTGTTGATGCGTTTAATACTGACGTAGAAGAGTTGCCTGCTACTGACGAGGAGTTGCAGCTTTACATGCAGCTTAAGTATAAGCCTGCTATTGAGATTGCTGAAGAAGAAGCAATTAGCACTATTTTAGAGCAAAATAAATACCAGGACACTAAGAAGCGTATTGAATACGATATTACTGTAACGGGTATAGGTGTTGTTAAGCACATGTTCCTTCCAGGAGCTGGTGTTAAGGTTGACTATGTTGACCCAGCAAATTTTGTATACAGTTACACAGAATCTCCTACTTTTGACGATTGTTTCTACTTCGGTGAGGTAAAGCAAGTTCCTATTACTGAGCTTATAAAAATAAAGCCAGATATTACAAAGGAAGAGATGAAGGAGATACAAGATCTTGGTACTGCGTGGTACAACTACTATGGAATATTGAGGTCTTATCAGAATGATTATTTTGCAAGAGACGTTGTCACGTTGTTGTATTTCAACTACAAGACAGATAAGTCTTTTGTATATAAAAAGAAATATTTAGAGAATGGTGGAGAGCGTATTATTCGTAAAAACGAATCGTTCAACCCTCCAGCTGATGAAGAAGAAAGATTTGAAAGAATCGAAAAGCGTATTGACGTTTGGTATGATGGTATAATGGTTCTTGGTTCTAACTACTTGTTAAAGTGGGAATTATCTAAGAACATGGTTAGACCGAAGTCTGCGTCTCAGAACGCTATGCCGAACTATATCTGTGTTGCCCCTCGTATGTACAAGGGTATCATCGAGTCGTTGGTTCGCCGTATGATTCCGTTTGCTGACTTGATTCAGATCACCCACTTGAAGCTTCAACAGGTATTAGCCAAGATGGTACCAGATGGTGTGTTTATTGATGCCGATGGTATTAATGATGTTGATCTTGGCACTGGTGGGTCGTATACTCCTGAAGACGCTTTAAAGCTGTACTTCCAAACAGGTAGTGTTATAGGTAGAAGCTATACCTCAGACGGTGAGTTTAACAATGCGAGAGTTCCTATTCAGGAATTGAACAGTAATAGCGGACAGGCTAAGCTTGCGAGCTTGGTTAACTCATACAACCATTACCTACAACAAATACGTGACGTGACCGGTTTGAATGAGGCTAGAGATGGAAGCATGCCAAACCCTGACGCGTTGGTTGGTGTTCAAAAGCTTGCTGCTGCAAATTCAAATACAGCTACAAGACACATCCTTGATGGTAGCTTGTTTATAACCAGAAAGCTTGCAGAAGCACTTTCTCTTCGTGTTGCAGACATTTTAGAGTATGCTCCGTTTAAGGATGAGTTTGTCAACCAGATTGGAAAGTACAATGTTGCTATTATAGAGCAGATAAAAGACTTGTATCTACATGAGTTTGGTATTTTTATCGAAGTTTCTCCCGACGAAGAAGAGAAACAAATGCTTGAGCAAAACATACAGATGGCTTTGAGTAGAGACCAAATTTCATTGGAAGATGCTATCGATATCAGAGAGTTAAAAAACTTAAAGCTTGCTAATCAATTGCTTAAGGTTAAGCGCAAGGAGAAAGAGAAGCGTGATATGCAAAAGCAGCAGGCAATGCAACAGATGCAGACCCAGTCTAATATTCAGTCTGCCGATGCCTCTGCTCAGGCTAAGCTTCAACAGATACAGGCTGAGACTGCTGCTAAGGCGCAGTTAAAGCAGGTTGAGATTGAGATGGAGATGAAGAAGATGGAGCAAGAGGCAATGCTTAAATTGCAGTTGATGGAGCGTGAGTTCCAGTTCAATATGCAGTTAAAGGGAATTGATGTTCAGACTCTTATGGATAAAGACAAGATGAAAGAGGAGGCTAAAGACAAGCGTGTTTCAATACAGAACTCACAGCAATCAAAGCTGATTGAGCAACGCCAAAAAGGCTTGCCACCTATAAACTTCGAGAGTACAGAAGATACATTAGACTCGTTTGACCTATCGCAATTTGGGCCAAAATAGCGTATTTATTTTGTATTATATTTGTGGTGTAAAATCTAATGTATTATGATAAATGAATTCAAAGTTCGTGAAATCGGGCTTGAAGAGGAAAAATCGGTTCAGCAAATAGAAGAACAACTTCTACAGCAACACGAAGAATCTCAACAAGAAACCCCCGAAGAGGTAACCGAACAACATGGGCTAGAAGCCGAGAAGGTGGAGGCGCAAGAAGAGTCAATTAAAGACCAAGACGTTCTTTCTTATATTAAGAATCGCTACCAAAAGGAGATTAATTCTTTGGACGAATTGTTTGAGGCTAGGTCTCAAAACGAAGAGTTACCAGAGGATGTGTCTGCGTTCTTGAAGTACAAGCGAGATACTGGCCGTGGCATTGAGGACTTTATTAAGTTAAATAAAGACTACTCAAGTATGGATCAAAGTCAGTTACTTGCCGAGTACATGAAGCAGACTAACCCTGAGCTTGACGAAGAAGAGATCAAGTTTGAAATTGAAAGCAAATATGCATTCGATGAAGACTATGACGATGAAAAAGAAGTTAAGCGTAAAAAGATAGCGGTAAAGAAAGAACTAACAAAAGCTCGTGAGTTTTTTGAAAAACAAAAAGAACAATACAAGGTTCCGCTTGAGTCAAGCAATCCAGTTGTTCCGACTGAAGAAAAAGAAACTTACGAAGCATATAAAAAATACATATCCGAATCGCAGAGTGTGCAAGAGGAGCAAAAGAAACGTTCTGAGTATTTTGTACAGAAAACTAATGAGGTTTTCTCTGATCAGTTCAAAGGTTTTGAATTTAGTGTTGGAGATAAATCTATTTCTTACAAGCCTGGTACGCCAGAGCAGCTTAGAGCAGAGCAGTCTGATTTGTCTAAGTTTATCCGAGGATTCTTGGATGAAAAAGGTCTAATCAAGGATGCAGCTTCTTATCACAAGTCGATTGCGGCAGCAAGAAATCCAGATGCGTTTGCAAAATTCTTCTATGAAATGGGGAAAGCAGAAGCAGTACAAGATATAGCCAAGGAGAGCAAAAATATCCATATGGACATTAGACAGGCTCCTCAAAGTGTTTCCACTGGTGGTTTGAAGATTTCAGCTGTTGACAATGACTCCGGTTCAAGGTTAGTTATAAAAGCAAAAAAATAACCCTTAACAATAAATAAAAAATGGCTGGATCAGTTCAAGTGTCTCCCGGTGTAGCAATCACCCCGAGCTCGGTAAAGGCTACTTTACCTACCAACTACATTACCAACTTCGATTTCTTAAACCAGTATCTTCCTGATACTTACGAGAAAGAATTCGAGCGTTATGGTAACCGTTCTATCGCTTCGTTCCTACGTATGGTAGGTGCTGAGCTTCCTTCTAACTCTGACCTTATCAAATGGGCAGAACAAGGTCGTTTACATACCAAGTACACTGGTGTGTCTACTACTGGTGCAGTTTCTTCAGGTGTTCAAACTTTTGACATCGGAACTGGAACTTGTGTTTTCCGTGTTGGACAAACTGTTATCATGAGCTCTGCTGCTGG